TTAAGCTGCATGGCGCCGGGCCACCGGCTGTTCCGTGGCGGCGAGCAGGGCTGCCACGACCCGGTCCGGTGCGGCAATGGCCGTGACGCCCAGATGCGCCAGGCCGATGCCTGCTGGATCCATGAGGTTGAGCGTGATCTGATCGCCCGGGCGCAGCATGGTGGCGGCCGGGGCGAAATAGCGATCATCGGCCAGAATGGACGCCAGATCGTCCGGACTGCGGTAGTGCCAATGGGTGAACCCGTTGGCATAGGCCAGCACGCTGAGATCCTGGGCGCAGAAGCTCATCATTCCCTCCTTTGGCGTCAACCTGGAGTAGAACTTATAGCGAACTTACGCATTTTGTCAACGCAAAATGTATTAACGCGTGACAAAAACGCGCCCTTCCCGCCGACAGTTGCGGTCGGGACGGCGCGGGATTCGCGTTAGAGGTATCTTTCGCCAGGCGGCGCTCAGCCCGCCTCGCCGGCCCCGGTGATGCGGTAGATCCGCTTGACGTCATCGGCCTTCAAGGCGATGTCGCGGGCCGGGTTGAACTGATGCAACACCACTTCGTCGTCATTGCGGCGCAGGAACTGCTTGATGAGGCCCTGGCCGTCGGCAAGCTCGACCGCCACGAAGCAGTTCTTGGTGATCGGCCGGTTCGGGTTGACGTAGAGAAGCTCGCCCGCGAAATAGCGCGGCTCCATCGAATCGCCGTCGACATAGAGGGCAAAGGCGTTGAAGGCGCCTTTCAGGTTGGCTGGGCGCTCGACGAATTCCTTGGCCTCGCCCTCGTTGAAATAGAAACCCTCGCTGCCGCCCTTGACCGCGCCGATAACAGGCAGATCGCGCTGGCCATGGCCGCCGCCGCCCGTGCTGGGGCGGGGAGCTATGGGTTCGCGGCGATGGGTCACCTGCTGGCCCTGTTCGATGCCGGCGAGCTGCAGGACAGCGCCGGGTTCGGTGCCGTGCTGGCTGAAGAGGGCGTCGAGCTCGCGCGCCAGTTCAAAGGGCAGGAAGCGGCGCTTGTAGCGGTCCTCGTAATGCTGGTAGCGGGTCAGGCTCCAGCCCAGCGCCTCCGAGACGGAGCGCATGGTGAGACCGGCCTGTTCGCGCAATTCCTTCAACCGTCGTGCGGCTTCGGAAATTTCTGTCATGGAAACTCCTTCTCGGCCGAAATGATCCTGGCAAATTGATCCCCAGCGAGCTGCGCCCGGCCTGGGTGGCCGATCCATCACGGCAATATATGTACGAATAATACGTTTTTAAAGCTTGACAGCGTAACCAAAATATGCGTATTATCGCCTAATCCTATAACGCGCAAAGCCTGTCAGCGCCCGCTTCGGTCGTTGGGGAGGAAAATAATGGAACAAAATAGCAACAAAAGAGCGAGGGCAACCCGCGTCGCCCTGCGGTCCTGCCTTTGCTGCGGCGCCGCCTTTGCGGCGGAGAGTCCTTATCTGCGCGTCTGTCCACTCTGCAAGGAGAGCGAGGAGTGGCAGAGCGGCAATGTCGATTTCGTCCAGCATGAAAGGCGGCCCGCCAATGACAACTGAAACAGAAGCAACCGGCCACATGGCCGAGATCGTCGATTTTCCGCCACGCCCCACGCTGCGCCCGGAGCAGGCGGTCGGCACCTGCCAGAAAACGCGTTGGAGCCAGTTCCTCGGCATCGGCATCACGGAGGCCGGCGAGTTCGAGGTGGTCAACAGCGACATGACCGCCGAGCGCGCGCTGTGGCTGGTGAAATGGGCCGAGCGCTGGGCCATGGGACTCGACGAGGTCGAGGAAGTGGAGGAATGAGGGCCTTCTTGAGCACGCGGCGCGGTCGGCCCAAGCAGCCTGCGGCCAACGATAACGAACCGGACAGAGGGGAACCGGATCGGGGCACCGCGGAACTGCAAGCCAAGCGCGCGGCACTGGCGCAGGGAGTCGATAGGGCGGCCGCGTCGCATCCCCTGGATCTGCTGCTGGCGCGGGGGTTGATCGATGCGCAGGAGCATCGTGCCGGCTGGCGTTACGCGGGGCTTTACCGGCAGCTGATCGGGCGCACCGGGGTGAGCTATGGCAGGCTTTATGCCGGCCTTGCCGGGGAGCCGGGACGCATGCCGGCAGCCGAGGCCGATCCGTCGGATCTTGCCGGCGCGCAAAGCCTGTTCCGAACGGCGCAGGGCGCCTTGCGGGCCGAGGGTGCGGTGGTGGCGGGGATCACCGAGCGCCTGGCGGTGTTCGGCGCCTATCCCGACTGGCTGTTGCAGCAAGATACGACGAGGTCGCGCGAGATGGTGCTGCTGCGGCGCGGGCTCACGCGCCTTGTCCAATCGTTTCGCAAGGGAGAAGGAAGAAAGCCATGACCGAACGCATTGCCCTGACGGTCGAGAAACTGGAAACACTGGCGCAGCAGCATGCGCGGCGCGCGATCGCCGCGCTGGCGAAGGTCGTCGAGGACGAAACCGCCTCGCCCGCCACACGCATTTCGGCGGCCAGCACCATCCTGCAATGGGGTTATGGCCGCCCCGGCGGCAAGGCAAAGCCGGGCGAAGCCGGCGAGCAGGTCATTCGCCTGACCTGGGGTGAGAACTAAGAGCGTGTGCTGAAAATAGCGCTTGACAGTCTAGGAATATTTTGCTATTATGCAAATATAGACTGCGATATCGCGCCCCGGTGAGCCCCGCTCGCCGGGGCGTTCGTGTTTCCGGGAGATGGACATGCCCAAAGCGCCGACGAGAAAAGCTGCGCCGAAGGCAAAGAAGGCGGAAATGCCGAGCTGCAAGCCGGCGGAGGTCGACGTGCATCTCTATGCACCACGGCCGCTGCAGGCCGCGCTGCACCGGCAATTGAAGCGCTTCAACGTGCTGGTGGCGCATCGGCGCTTCGGCAAGACGGTGTTCTGCATCAACGAACTGATTGCCAAGGCGGCGGCCAACAACCGCACCGAGGCTCGCTATGGCTATGTGGCGCCGCTGCTGACCCAGGCCAAGGATGTGGCGTGGAACTATCTCAAACGCTTCACGGCGCCCATCCCGGGGGTGAATGTCAGCGAAACCGAATTGTGGGTGGATCTGCCCAATGGTGCGCGCATCCGGCTTTACGGTGCCGACAATGCCGACCGGCTGCGCGGGCTCTATTTCGACGGTGTGGTGCTGGATGAATATGCGCAGATGAGCCCGCGCGTCTGGCCGGAGATCGTGCGGCCGATGCTCGCTGACCGGCAGGGCTGGGCGCTCTTCATCGGCACGCCGATGGGCCGCAATCATTTCTGCACGCTCTATGAACAGGCGGCGCGCGACGGCGATTGGCATGCGCAGCGTTTTCCGGCTACCGAGACCGGGGTGCTGCAGGAAACGGAACTGATCGCGGCGCGGCGCGCCATGTCGGCGCAGGCCTTCGCCCAGGAATTCGAATGCAGCTTCGCGGCCGGCGTGCCTGGCGCCTATTACGCGGCGCTGCTGGAACAGGCCGAGCTTGAAGGGCGCATCGGCCGGGTGCCGTGGGAGCCGCGCTTGCCGGTGACGACGGCCTGGGATCTCGGCATCGGCGACGCGACCGCGATCTGGTTTGCACAGGTGCTGGGCCAGGAGATCCGCATCATCGACTACTACGAGGCCAGCGGCGCGCCGCTCAGCCATTATGCCAAGCTGCTCGGCGACAAGCCCTATGTCTATGCCGACCATCTGCTGCCGCATGACATTTCGGTGCGCGAGATGAGCACCGGGCGGACGCGGCTGGATACGCTGCGCAGCCTGGGCCTCAAGGTGCGCGTGCTCACCGCGGATTCGGTCGAGGACGGGATCGAGGCCGCGCGCAACATGATTCCGCGCTGCTGGATCGATGCCGGCAAATGCGCGCGCGGGCTCGACGCGTTGCGGCTCTATCGGCCGGAATTCGACGCGCGGCGCGAAGTCTTCAGCGTAAGGCCCGTGCATGACTGGACCAGCCATGCGGCCGATGCGTTCCGCTATCTGGCGCGCGGGCTGAAGATGCCGCTGCGCCAGCCGGCCGAGCCTGCCGGCCTCTCCGAATACAATCCCTTCAGCTGGTAAGGCTGCATGACGCTGCGCCCCCTCAACCGCGAAGACCTGATCGCGGTCGCAGAGACCATGCGCGCCGCCGACCGGCACGAAGTATTCGCCACGCGCTTTGACGAGGATCCGGTGCTGCTGGCCGATGACCTGCTGGCCGGCGATCCGGTCGGCGCCGTCATCGCCGCCGCGGACGGCGCGGCGGTAGCGGCTTTGGGCGGCACCGAGATGTGGCCGGGCATGTGGTCGCTGTGGATGTTCGCGACCGATCGCTGGCCGGAGGTCGCGCGCGCGACGACCCGCTTTGCCAAATGCACGTTGTGGCCGGCCTTGCTGCAGCTGGGTTTGCGGCGCGGCGAGTGCCGCTCGGCCTCAAACCATGCCGTCGCCCATCGTTGGCTGCGGCATCTGGGCGGTGTCCCGGAATCGATCCATCCCGCCTATGGAAAAGGCGGGGAATGTTTCATCGGCTTTGTCATTTATGGAGACAGAAACATGTGTGCGACCCCCAAACGCCGCCGTCACGCGGCCGGCACGGCCAATGCCAAAGACTCTGCCGCCGTGCCGCAGACCGGCGATGCCGTCGCCGACGCAGCGGCCGAGCAGGAACTCCGCCGCCTGCGCTCGCTCTATGGCCGGCGCGCCACGATCCTGACGCCGGAGCGCGCGGCGCTGGGTCAGGCGCCGACCGCGCAGAAGAACCTGCTCGGCGCCTGACGCGCATAAATACGCCGGACGACAAGCAAGGACCGAAGACAATCAAGGACCGACAGGCATGGACAATATCGCCCAGGATCTCATCCGCCGGCAGGAGGGGCTCGCCTCCGAGCGCGCGACGCTCGACCAGTTGTGGCAGGAGATCGCCGAACTGATGAAGCCGATGCGCGCCGACTTCACCTTCCAGCGCGTGCCCGGCGACAAACGTACGCAGAAGGTTTTCGATGCCACCGCGAGCCTTGCCGCCGAGAATCTGGCGGCGGGCTTGTGGGGCATGATCACCAATGCCGCCAATGACTGGTTCACCCTGCGCTCGGAACTCGCCGAGGCCGATGAGGAACAGGCGACCAAGGAATGGCTCGACGACGTGACGCGGCGCATGCAGGGAAGCTTTGCCGGCAATGGGCAGCGTTTTTATGCACGGGTAATGGAGCTTTATGCCGATCTCGTGACCTTCGGGACGGGCATCTTCTATTCGGAAGAGGATGCGGCGACGGGACGCGTGCATTATTCCTGCCGACACTTGGCCGAGTGCTTCATCGCCGAGAATGAGCGCGACGAGGTCGATACGGTCTTCCGCCGCTTCACCTTCACCGCGCGCCAGGCGCATAAGCGCTGGGGCGACAAATGCCATGCCAGCGTGCTCCGCGTCCTCGACAAGGAACCGGACCGGCGCTTCACCTTTCTGCATGCGGTCATGCCGCGCGAGGAGGTGGCGCGCGGTCGCTTCGATGCCGCCGGCATGGGCTTTGCCTCCTTCTATGTCGATGTGGAGAACCGCCTGCTGCTGTCGGAAGGCGGCTATCACGACTTTCCCTATCAGGTGCCGCGCTGGTCGACGGCCTCGCGCGGGCTCTATGGCGACAGTCCGGCGATGCTGGCGCTGCCTGACGTGAAAATGCTCAATGCCATGTCGAAGACGACAATCGTTGCGGCGCAGAAGGCGGTCGACCCGCCTTTGCTGGCCGTCGACGAGGTGGCGGTGCGGGGTTTGCGCACGCATCCCGGCGGCATCATCTATGGCGGCCTCGATGAAAGCGGGCGCCGGCGCTATGAGCCGCTGCACAGCAACGGCAATGTGGGATTGGGCCTGGAACTGGAGGAGCAGCGGCGCGAGGCGGTGCGGCAGGCCTTCTATTTCTCGCTCCTCATGATGGTGCAGCAGCCCAACCAGACGGCGACCGAGGTGCTGGCGCGGCAAGAAGAGAAGCTGCGCCTGATGGGGCCGCATCTGGGGCGCATCCAGGCCGAATTCCTGGACCCGCTCATTCGCCGCCAGTTCGGCATCATGCGGCGGGCCAATCTGTTGCCGCCGCCGCCCAAGCAGCTGAAAAGCGCCGGCATCCGCATCGAATATGTCTCGCCCTTGGCCCGCGCCCAGCGGGCCGGCGAAGGGGCGGCGATCGTGCGGGCACTTGAATCACTTGCACCGCTGGGCGCCATCAAGCCCGAGATCTACGACAATATCGATGCCGATGCGGCAGCGAGGTTGCTGGCGCAATCCTTCGGCGTTCCCAACAACCTGCTGCGCACGCCGGATGCGGTGAAGAAGTTCCGCAAAGAGGCGGAAAAGAACGCACCTGCGCCTGCCGGCGGCATCGCGGGCCTGGGCGATCTCGGCGCCATGCTCTCAGGAGATGCAGCATCGGGGGGTGCGGCATGAAGGCCGGTGTCACCTGGCTGTTGCGGCTTCATGGCAGGTCCCGCGCCAGGCGGGTCGCTGCGGCCTATCGCCAGCAGCTCGGGGCGGATGACGCGCTCGGCCGTCTGATCCTCTCGGATCTCGCCCATTATTGCCGGGCGGGGCAGAGCAGTTTCGTGGCCGGCGACCCGCACCAGACCGCGTTCAACGAAGGGGCGCGGGATGTGTTCCTGCATGTGGCGGAAATGTGCGGCGTGACGCCCGCCGATTTTGCCGGTCTCGTGGAAGAGGTGATCGATGAACGATGAAAAGATGCTGCCGGACGAAAAGGGCTCGGCAGCCGATTGGCGCGCGGGGCTCGACGGTGAGCTTGGTCAATTGGTGCAGCAGAAGGGCTGGCGCTCGGCGCGCGATGTGCTGAGCTCCTATCAGAATCTCGAAAAGCTGGTGGGCGGTGAGCGGCTGGCGTTGCCGCCGCGCGATGCCGGCGCGGAAGCCTGGGGGCCGGTCTGGGAAAAGCTCGGCCGGCCGAAGGATGCCGGCGGCTATCAGTTCAAGGCCCCCGAAGGCGCTCCCTATCACGAACCGAGTGCGGCCTGGTTTCGCGAAACAGCATTCGAACTGGGCCTTTCGCAGGCCCAGGCCGAAAAGCTGCATGACGCGTTCCTTGCCCGCTTTCCGGCAGCACCGGCCGATGCGGTTGCGCCAGCGGCGGAAGAGGGTCCTGATCTCAGTGGTTCTGATCTTAGGGGCCCTGATTTGAGGGCCCTGTGGGGCCGCGACTACGCGCGCAACATGGCGGCGGCCCGGCGCGCCTATGGCGCATTCCTGGGTGACGAAAAATCCTTCGACGAGATCGCCGACGGCATCGGCGAGGGCGCGCTGATGGACTTGCTGGCCAAGGTCGGCCGCGCCACGGGCGAAGACAGCATCACCGCCCGCGCCGACGCCAAGACCGGCCGGCCCCGCTCGCCCGCCGAAGCCATGACGGAGATCGCCAAGCTGCAGCAGGCAGCCAAGGGCGATGCCAAACATCCTTACGTCAACAAGACCCACCCCGACCATGCGGCAACGGTGAAGCGCATGGAGGATTTGTTCGCGCTGGCGTATGGGGGGTGAACGCAGGTCGATATTGAACATGTGAGCCCTCCCCTTCTAGGGGGGATAAACTGAAACTTCAAAGTCCGGACAACCGCATGCTTTCGCGGCCCGGCTGACGGCCCGGAAAGACGGGCCGCTGACGATGCGCGCGTGCATCGAGGCTTGAGGTCCAGTTGGTTCGCCGCGAAGGGCAGCCGCCACACCAACCCTGCCCTTCGCGGCAGGTTTAGGGACGGCCGCAATGCGTGTGGCCAGCCGGGCAACCTCGCCGATCAACGCAGTCACATCATGACAATCGAGCAGAAAGGAAGTGTGGACCCATGTCCTCGCAGATCCAGGTTGCGTTCAACAACCTCTATAGCGCCAACATCATGCTGCTGGTGCAGCAGAAGGGCAGCCGCCTCAAGGATGCGGTGCGCCAGGAAGTGGTCGAGGGCGAAATCGCCTATTTCGACCAGATCGGGGCCGGCAGCGCAGTGAAGCGCCAGTCGCGCCATGCCGACACGCCGCTCACCGAAACGCCGCATGCGCGCCGCCAGGTGATGCTGGAAGATTACGAATATTCCGACCTCATCGACCGCCTGGACCAGGTGAAGACGCTGACCGATCCGACCAGCGCCTACAGCCAGGCTGCGGCCCATGCGCTGGGCCGCGCTATGGACGATGTCATCATCGCCAATGCCAACGGCACCGCGCGCAGCGGCAAGACCGGGCAGACCAGTCTTGCGCTGCCGTCGGGCCAGAAGATTGCGGTGGGCGGCACCGGCCTGACGCTCGCCAAGCTGCTTGCCGCCAAGGAGATCCTGGATGCCGCGGAGAACGATCCGGACGAGCCGCGCTATGTCGCGTGTCCCGCCAAGGACATCACGGTCCTCCTCAGCAACACCCAGGTGACGTCGAGCGACTACAACACGGTGAAGGCGCTGGCCGCCGGCCAGATCGACACTTTTCTCGGCTTCAAATTCATCCGCACGCAGCGCCTGGGCACCACCACCGGCGGCGACCGCGCGTGCCTCGCCTGGCGCCAGTCGGCCTTGCTGCTCGCCATCGCGCAGACGCCGAAGGTGAAGGTGACCGAACGCCCCGACAAATCCTATGCGACGCAGGTCTATTGCGCCATGTCGGTCGGCGCCACGCGCATGGAGGAAGAAGGCGTCGTCGAGATCGCGACGCTTGCTTGATTGTTGGCGCGGGCAACTGCCGCCACTCCAACCCCGTTGCCCGCGCCATGCTGGAGATTGAAATCTAACAGGAGAAGAACATGGCTACTCAATACGGGACCCAAATGGGGCGCCTGCGCAATTCATTGCCGGTCGATCTGCCGATGGCCGGCGACATCCATGGCCGCGTGCGCGTCTTCAACGAGAAGGTCGTGCTGGCGGCCCAGCCGACCAGCGACATCGTCGAAGTGGCGCGCCTGCCCAAAGGTGCACGCGTGCTTTACGGCATCCTCAATAGCACCGTTTCGCTGGGCTCATCGACCTTGGCTATCGGTATTGCCGGCAGTGCCACCAAGTACCGCGGCGCCGCGGCCTTCACCGCCGTCGACACGCCGACCCTGTTCGGTCCGGCGGCCGTCGCCGGCGAAGCGCTGGCGGCGGAAGAGATCGTCATCCTCACCATCGCCGCGGCCGCCCTGCCGGCCTCCGGTACGCTGCGCGTGATGATTTTCTACACGCTGGATTAAGTGATCGCGCGGGCAGCGGCCGCCAAGTTGGCGCATGGCGACATTCGTCGGCTGGCAACCCCGCTGCCCGCGCGATAGTTGGAGACTGAAAAATGGCCATCTCGACCGTTTCGATCTGTAACCGCGCGCTCGATCTGCTGGGCGCCGATCCCATCATCTCGCTGGAGGATGGATCGAAAGCGGCCAATCTGTGCCAGCGCAATTTCGAGCCCTCGGCGGATTCGGTGCTGCGGCTCTATCCGTGGAATGCAGCCCTGCGCCGCGCACGCCTGCCGGCCCTCAACGAGGCGCCGGGCTGGGGCTATCTCTATCAGTACCAGCTGCCGCAGGGACCGGAGCCGGCTTTCTGCCTGCGCCTGCTCGAGGTCGACAACGGGACGGATTACCGGGTCGAGGGTCGCCGCATTCTCGCCGATTATGCGGCACCGCTCGATATCCTCTATATCGGCCGCATCGTCGACGTGGCGAGCTATGATTCGCTGTTGGCCGAGGCGGTGGCGGCGAAACTGGCCGTGCATCTTGCCGGCAATCTCACCGAAAGCGGATCGCGCATCGAGGCGGCGCGGGACTATTTGCGCACGGTGCTGGCGGAAGCGAAAGCGGTCGATGCGCAGGAAGGCGGCGCCAGCGATCTCGTCATCGATGCCTGGCTGGCGGCGCGAGGTTGAGATCCATGGCGCGCGCATCGCATCTGCTATCGACCTTCAATGCCGGCGAATGGTCGCCCGATCTCTACGGCCGCATCGACCTCGACAAGTATCGCAACGCCTGTCGCCGCATCGAGAACTTCGTCCTGTTGGCGCAAGGTCCGGCGACGCGGCGGCCGGGAACCGAATTCATTGCCCACACCAAGGATGATGGCGCCGTGCGCCTGATCCCGTTCGAGTTCTCGACCGAGCAGGCCTATGTCATCGAGGCCGGCAATGGCTATTTCCGCTTCTACATGAATGGCGGCCGGATCGAGACCGGTCCGGCGACCCCCTATGAAGTGGCAACGCCCTATGGCGCGGCGGATCTCGCGGGGCTCAAATGGGCGCAGTCGGCCGACGTGCTCTATCTGACGCATCCGCTATTCGCCCCCTATAAGCTGGCGCGGAGCGGGCATACCAGCTGGTCGCTGACACCGATCGATTTTCAGGACGGGCCCTATCTCGACGAAAATGTCGGCGCCGTCACCTTGGCGCCGGCGGCGGCGAGCGGCAGCAATGTGACGCTGACCGCCTCGGCCAGCCTGTTCGTGGCCGGCGATGTCGGGCGCCTGGTGCGGATCAAGCATGCAAGCATCTGGGGCTGGGCGAAGATCGGGGCCTTCACCAGTGCCACACAGGTGAAGATCGACATCAGGAGCGCCTTCGGCGGGACAGCGGCGGTCACCTCCTGGCGGCTCGGCGCCTGGTCGGCGGGCACGGGTTGGCCCGGTACAATCACCTTCCATGAGGAGCGGCTGTTCCTTGCCAATTCGAAGCTGCAGCCGCAGACCCTCTGGGCCTCGGTCTCCGGCGCCTATGAAAGTTTTTCGCCGACCGGAATCGATGGCGTCACCAAGGATGATCACGCTCTCAACTTCACCATCGCCGACGACCGGGTGAACGCCATTCGCTGGATGAGCGCCGGCAAGACTCTGGCACTCGGCACCACCGGGGGCGAGTTCAACCTCAGCGCCAGCTCGCTCAACGAGGCGGTGACGCCGAGCAATGTCACGGTGCGCCGCGAGACCACCAATGGCAGCGCCGACATACGGCCGGAGCGCATTGGTGCTGCCGTCCTCTATGTGCAGCGAGCGGGCCGGAAGATCTATGAAATGGCCTACAGCTTCGAGAATGACGCGTTCAACTCGCCGGAGCTGAGCCTGCTTGCCCGGCATCTGACGCAAAAGGGAATCAAGGAAATCGCCTATCAGGCAGAGCCCTGGTCGGTGGTCTGGGTGGTGCGTTCGGATGGGGCGCTGCTGGGCCTCACCTATATGCGCGGTCAGGATGTGGTCGGCTGGCACCAGCACCGCATTGCCGGCAAGCACGCCAAAGTCCTCTCCGTCGCCTGCATCCCGGGAACCGGCCAGGACGAGGCCTGGCTGGCGGTGGAGCGTGAAGTGAACGGTGTTGTGCGTCGTTCGGTCGAACGGATGGCCGGCGCCTTCGAGCCGGAAGATCCTTTCGACAAGAAGGGCGCCTTCTTCGTCGATGGCGGCCTGCGCTATGACGGCGCCGGGGCCGCCGCGTTGACGCCGGGTGCCGGTGCCACGGTGCCGGGACAGACGGGTGTCGTCTTCACGGCCGGGAGCGCGATGTTTGTGGTGGGCGATGTCGGTCGCGAGATCCAGTACAGCTTCCCCGCTCCCTCAGGGAGCGGCTATCACGTCGCGCGCGCCCGCATCACCGGCTTTACCGACGGAGCACATGTCGTTGCCACGATCCTGACGGCGTTTCCCTCGCTGAGCGGGATGGCGGCCGGCGCCTGGTCGTTGGGTGCGCGGGTCATCCGCGGGCTCGATCATCTCATCGGCGAAACGGTGACGATCCTGGCCGATGGCGCCACGCATCCAACCCGCGTGGTGGCGCCCGATGGCAGCGTCACGCTGGAGCGATCCGCGGCCTTTGCGCATATCGGCCTTGGCTATACCAGCCTTCTCACCACCATGGATGCCGAAGCCGGTGCCATGGACGGGACGGCCCAGGGCAAGAGCCGGCGCATTCACCGCGTGACGGTACGGCTCACCAACAGCCTTGGCATGCGTGTGGGCGCCGAGACCGGTCGCACCGAGGATGTGGTGTTCCGCGCCGCCCAGACGGCGATGGATCAAAGCCCGCCGCTTTTCACCGGCGACAAGGTCGTCGCCTTTCCCAAGGGATGGGAAAGGCAGGCGATCATCGCGGTTCTGCAGGAGCAGCCCTTGCCCTGCACGATCGTGGCGCTGATTCCACAACTGACAACAATGGATGGATGACATGTGCAGTACCGCGGCAGCAATGGCTGCATCGATGGTCGTTTCGACCGGCGTCAAGATGGCAGCCGACGCGCAGGCAGCTGGCCATGAGAGCCGTGAGCTGAAGCGCGAGGCGAAGGTCGCCAAAGCGCAAGGGGTGGAGCAGGAACGCCAGCTGCGCCAGAAGGCGGCGGTCGATCAGTCGAGGCGGCGCGTCGCCGTTTTGAAGGGTGGTGTCACCACCGAAGGCTCGCCCACCGACATGCTGGTCGATGCCGCCCGCGCCGACGATACCGAGGCACGCTGGGCCCGCTTCGGCCAGACCGAGGCGGCGCGCGCCAAGGAACGCGAGGCGCGCTATCGCCAGCGGCGCTCGTTGCTGGATCAACTGTCGAATACGAGCTCGCTTGGAAACAGCATCATCCCCCTCGAACCATGGGAGAAACCAAAATGAGACAACACGATTCGCTTGATGCCGCTATGCGTGAAGCCCTGGCCGCGCGCGGCATGAATATCCCGTCCAAGCAGCCGCCGAAGCAGCACGGCGATCTGGCCGACGCCATGCGGGCGCCGACGGATCCGCAAGGATACCAGATTGCGGTACCGCCGGATTTCGAGCGGGACGACGCGCTTGAGGGCAAGGCGCGGCAATGGTTCCATCGCGCGGGCCTGCCGCAGGGAGCGGTCAACGGCATCGTGCAGGCCTATTGCCGGCAGCTTTGCGACGCGGCGCCGTCCGGCGCTGATCCTGCCGGGCGAGCGCAGGCGGAACTCGCTCAGGAATGGGGCGAGGACTATCCGCGCAAGATCGCCGCGGCGCAGTCGTTGATCGAAAAATGCGGTGGTGCGGAGGAACTCGCCGAATTGCTGCGTGGCACCGGCCTTGGCAACGATGCCTGGCTCATCCGCACGCTGGCGGCGATCGCCGAGATGGATCCGCAGGCAGGAGGGGCGCAATGAGCCAAATCGTGACGGAACGAGAAGCGCCGGGTGCTTTGCCCACATCGCCCGCGGAGTGGCAGGCCTGTGCGGCGCTTTTGCAGGCACGGCAAGCCGAGAATGACACAGAGCGCGCACGTCTGGCTAAGCAGCGGGAGGCCCTGGCCCTTGCCGCCGCCACGGGAGACGGACGCGCCCAGAAACGGGTGCAGATGCTGGCAGGGCGAGACCAGGCCCTGGCCCTTGATGCGATGAACATCGCGCAAGGCCTTGCCCATGCCGAAATCGCCATCGCACGCAGCGTGGCGGATCAGGCCGGTTTCGAACGACAGGAAGCTATCCGGCGCCACCAGGTCATGCTGGAAAGCCGCCTGTCGCTTATTGCCGAGATCGAGCGGATGTTGCGATCCATGCCGCCGCTGCTGGTGCAACTCGCTGAAGCCACCCGTCTGATCGAAGAAAGCCATCTGGTGCTGGGCGGTGAACGGCCGACCTTGCCGCCTTTGGCGCAGGAGGCCGCTGGCGGTCGCCTTGCGGAGTTCATGACCGGTATCGGCTTTGCGGCGTGGTTGCCGCTGGCGCGGCCGGAGATCCGGCCGGCCATCCAATCCTGGGTGGAAGCGGAACGAGCGGTGCAGGCGAGCTACGCATTGCCTGCCTGAAAAGGAAGCCACATGACCATCTCAACGACGACCTCCCGCGTGACATACGCGGGTGACGGGTCAACCGTGTCTTTCGCGGTACCCTTCATCTTCTTCGGCGCTGACGAAATCGACGTCATCGAACGCAGCCTGGCCAGCGGCGGCGAGACGCTCAAGGTCCTCACGACCGACTATGCGGTCGCCGGCGGCGGCGGTGCAGGCGGCACGGTGACGGCGTTGATGCCGCCCGGCAGCGACAAGAGCTGGACCATCGCGCGGCGCACCAATCGCACGCAGGAAGTGGATTATACGCCCAACGACCCCTTTCCGGCGGAGACGCATGAACGTGCCCTCGACCGCCTGACGGCGCTCATCCAGGAACTTGACGACAAACTGGGGCGTGCCGCGGCGCTGAGCCCGACCAGCCCGGTTGCCAACCTCACCCTGCCGGACCCGGATGCGGACAAGCTGCTGGGCTGGAAGGGCGACCTTTCGGGCCTTGAGAACAAGAACATCCCAAGCGGCGCCACCATCCTTGCCGCCATCGACAAGACACGTGCCGGTGCGACCGAGGTGGAAAGCGTGACCCCGCGGGGGGTTGCGGCGCTGTGGCGCAAAGGCAGCGACATCGCCAGCGCAGCGGCCCTGGCCAAGCCCGCAGACGCCAATATCGGCGGCTATCACGTCGTGACGGGTGCTGCGACCATCGGCGGCCTGTGGGCAGGGGACCCCGCCGGTACCGAAGTGGAACTGCGATTCGCGGCGGCGCTGACCCTCAGCCACAATGCGGTGAGCTTCATTCTGCCGAGCGGAAACAACGTCGTCACCGCGGCCGGCGAGGTCGCCAGATTCCGCTGCGAGGGCAATGACAATTGGCGCTGCGTCTCCGGGCCGCCTGCCTGGTTCGGGCAGACCGGCGGCTTCAGCCTGCCGGTCAGCGCCAAAAGCGCTGCCTATGCCATGCTGGCCGCGGACAAGGGCAGCGAGATCAATTTCACCACGGCCGGCGTCACCTTCACTTTGCTGGCCGCGGCCACGGTCGGCAATGGCGGTGTCGTCGCCGTCCGGAATTCTGCGGCGAGCGGCGACATCACCATCGACCCCAACGGGTCGGAAACACTGGACGGTTTGGCAACACGGTTGCTGAGGCCGGGCGACGCGGTGCTGCTGCGCAGTGACGGCAGCGCGTGGCGGACCATCAACGGCAGCTACTCCTTCGAGAGTGCTGAACAGACGCTGGCTGTGGGCACGGCTCTTTCCGTGGCACATGGGCTTGGTGTGAGGCCCAACTTTATACGCGTCGTCTTTCGTTGCAAGTCGACCGATCTGAACTGGGCCGTTGGCGATGAAGTCGACTACAACGCGGCCGTCTGGACGTATGGCGGCGCGCTGTCAGCCGACGCCGTCAATATGGTTGCGACGCTTAACCAGACCTATCCCGTGAGCATTGCCAGCAAGAGCAACGGGATCGGCACAAGCATGACCTACGCCAACTGGAAACTGGTCTTCTATTGCAAGGATCTGCGAGGTTGAACATGCAGCACTTCTATATCGACGCATCGGGCAAGTGCATCGGCAGCTATGACGGTCCGCCCGAACATAACCCCTTCGCCGGTACGCCGATTGCCGTCGCGCCCGAAGACGCGGATGCCCAACGGTGGGATGGTGCCATCTGGGCCTGGCCGGCTGAGACGCAGCGCGAGAAGCTATTGCGGGCCATCGCCGCACGCTATCAGCAGGCCCTTGCCGCCGGCCTTCCCTATGGCGGCAAGGTGCTGCAAATCCGCGAGCAGGATCAGGCCAACCTCACCACCATGGGCAACGAGGCGCGCTGGGCGGAAGCAAACGGGGCCGCGTGGCCAGCGCAATTCGCCTGGCGCATGGCGGATGACAGTTTCCTCCCGCTGGCGACGCCAGGCGCGATGATTGCCCTCGCCGAAGCGGCGAAGGCCGAGGTCTACCGGCTGCGCCAGGTGAAATGGGGGCATGTCGACGCGGTGCGCAATCTTGCGCAGGTCCCGGATATCGATGCCTACAACTTTGAAACCGGATGGTGAGGTCGTGATGGGCGGATTGCATGAAACGTCGCAGGCGATCGGCCGGTTGCAGGCCAGCGTCGAGAAACTCGAACACGCCGTCGCCAGGCTCGGCGATCGTATCGAGGAATTGCAGCGCCTGCGCTGGTTGATGATCGGCGCGCTGGTCGTGCTGTGCGGTATCTCGGGAGCCGGCAGCGGGTGGCTCGCCAAGCTGCTTGAAATGAACACCGCAGGCTGAAGGAGAGAAGGATGATTAAGCAAGGAATTGTGGCCATCGGGACAATCAGCAAAGGTGGCACGATCAATAAGGCCTGGGCGGCAGCTATCGCGGCGCCGCTGGCCGATTGGCTGGTCGGCATTCTGGCGGATACGCTTTGGGAGCGGTTGCACCTTGCCACGCCGGACAGCGCCCAAATGGCGCTGGTCTCGCTGATCGTGGGGCTCGTCGTCTACCAGGTGCCCAATCTTGCGCCCGACGCCGCCGACCAGACAAGCGCTTCAATATGA